AGACAAGACAGAGTGGTAAAAAGATCCTTTGTTTTCTCCATTGAAACTTATATTCCCGCCGAAAGATTTCTAGTTACTAATACAGGACATATTGAAAAGTTTAATCAGGAGCTTTTTCTAACTGATTTCGCTGTTTCGGCAGATCCTCGCTATTAAAAATCTATTATTTACTTTCAAAAATCAATAAGTTTATTGATTTGGTAGTAGTAAATATATTTAGGAACGAGTAATTACTAGAAATGATGAAGGAAATTCGTAATAAAACAAGACAGCACAAAAAGTTGCTAGTTAACAAAAACGGGAAATCTGACGAAATAGTTATAGCTCCCTCCCAAACTATTGTTATCCCGGAGTCATGGATAACATGTCAGACACATAATATGGCTCGAATGCAGTTCATTTCAATTGCAAATTATGACAAGTAATACTATAAAGAGGAATAAAAATGCCTACGTTTACTAGCCCCGGAGTTTATTTTGTAGAACAGGATTTTTCTGAGTATGCACCTTCTATAAGCTCAACAATTCCTGCCGTAATCGGATACGCGTCTAAGGGACCTATTGATAAGCCTACTTTAATCACTAGCGCGAAACAATTAGTCGATACCTTTGGTCGCCCAGATCAAGTGAATGACGGAGAACACACTATTCTAGGTGCTCTGGAAATATTAAAAAAAACTAACACTCTGTACTACATCCGTCCTTCTGACGGATCTGCTACTCAAGCCACCGCTTCATTAAGAATGGGATCATGCCCAGGAATAGGGGTTGCTGCGCCTACATCGCCAAAGGCTAATTACGCTATGCAGGTAAGCTCAGTCATTGATTCAGGAGGAACCGAAAAATTATCAGACCCTGTTAATTTCACTTTTGCAGGGGGAGCAACCGCAGGAGCTTTCCTTACAAATTTAAGAGCTGCTGCTGACGGGGTAACATCTGATATCTCCTTTTTCACTATGGAGGACCTAGAGAATTCTACTGCTTCCGCAGCTATTGTTGGTTTCGCGGCGGGTGTCTCTTCTAGAGTCCATTGTGCTATTTCTTCGGGTACTGTTGTAACCTCTTCTAATGGAGTTTCTAATATTCTTACACCTTTAGGAACCTCTGGAGAAGACGTAGGATTCGCAAGTAGCGTAACTGCAAGCGGGACTCTTATTAGTGCCACCGCGCTTGCTTTCGATATATCAGGACTAACCAAGGGGGCTGGTTTTAATGCCAGCACAGATGCTGCAGGGAACCAAACTGGAGCACAAGTATCCGTTACTAGCCAAGCAGGGCCAAGACAACTTTTCTCGTCTTATAATGACGGAAGTTTTTTAGAAGCTTTCGATTTTAATTGGGACGGAGCTACAGCTTCCTCTAACAATAGTTGGGTTCAAGATATTCTAACTAGTGACGAGGATACTACTAAGAGTGATTTGTTACTTGGTTCATTTGTGGGATCAGCTATTACTGGAAGCACTTATTCAAGAAGCGGTTTCACGGGCTGGTTTGACAAGTTGTTTACTAATAGCGAAGTAGCATTACAGGATGGAGCAGGGGATGCCACTTCCGGAAACCCTTTCTTCCCTAAACTTATCTCTTCAGAAACAGGAACTAAAACTGGCCTTACAGGAGGAACTAATGGGGATGATTTATCCAAGCAGGTAAGTTCCTACACAGGAGCTGCTCACTCAGCTAATAGAACAGGTATCTACGCTCTTCAAGATGATTCTTTGAATATCTCTATGGCATGTATCCCGGGAGTAAGTAATCAAACAATTCAAAACGATTTAGTCTCCTTAGCAGAATCCACTGAGGCTTTTTTAGCAATAATAAATCCTCCTGAGAGTTTAACTCCACAAGAAGCAGTATCGTGGCACAATGGAACAGGAAGTCTGAGAACAAATTCTCTTAATTCTTCTTTTGCTGCAATATACTACCCTTGGCTTCAAATCTTTAACACTTTTGACGGGGTAACTTCTTTTGTGACTCCTGATGTTTATGCCATAGCTACTATGTGCCACACTGATAGCGTTAGTGACCCTTGGTTTGCGCCTGCCGGAGTTGTTAGAGGTCGCCTAACTAAGCCTTTAGATGTTCAATATATCCTAAATGCCGGAGATAGACAAGTTCTTTACTCTGGGGGAAACGTTATTAATCCAATTTCTAAATTTGTTCCTGACGGTATCGTAATCTATGGTCAAAGAACTGCTCAAAGAGCTCCAAGTGCCCTTGATAGAATTAACGTCAGAAGAATGATGATTCTTTTGAGAAAGACAATACTTGCAGCTACCCAAACATTTGTATTCGAACCTAATGACCCTTTGACTTGGACTCGAGTTACAGATACTATTAACCCTCTCCTTGATGATATTACTCGTCGAAGAGGAATCACTGACTTCAAAGTTGTCTGTGACGAAACTACTAATACGCCTTTAAGAATTGACAGAAACGAACTTTGGTGTCAAGTCAGAATTAAACCTACAAAGACTGCAGAGATCATTATCTTCGAAGTTAATATCACCAGTCAAAGTGCGTCAATCTAACAAATTTGATGTAATTGCTATATAATATAAAGAGGAGAAAAGAACAATCGCTAACGCCTACTATGCTACACAAACTAACAGGACACTTGTCCTTGGCAAGACTCCTGGATTATCCCACGCGCTAGAATCATATCGTAAGTATCAATGGGAGGTCGAAATTGAAACCGGTCTTTCAGGAGATAAAAGTGCTTTAACTCTAGCTGCTAAGAATGTTACACCAATCCAATTAACTTCAGAGGATATTGTTGTTCATAGAGTGAACGATAGGTTCTTCTACCCTGGTCTTGTAGCTCCTGAAGAAGTTACAATCACTTTTGATAACTTAGTGAAAGGTCAAGTTGCTGAACAACTTTTTGATTGGTTTTCAAGTGTTTATGATCCTGTTCATGGAATTTTTACTCCTGGTTTCCTACAAGGTGCTGGAACCTTTAAAAGAAATATTAAGTTATTCCAATTAGACAACACAGGCTTCCCGGTTAAGCATGTTCACTTGTTCGCTGCTTACCCTAAAATGTGGAAAGTTAATGATTTCACCTACGGTGAGAACGAATTCCATACTATCGATGTTACCTTGAGATATGACTTCGTAACCCAAGAAGCTGGATTAGATACTTAATCCTTATAACGTAAATTAAAAAGATATAATAGAGGAAGTAATTTTTTACTTCCTCTATTGTTTTTTCTATAATAAATTATGAATAAGTTACTTTCAAATTCAATTTTTCCTCTTTGTAGGGATCATAATATTAATATGATTCCTTCTCCGGGATATCCTTTTGAGTTTTTGTGCACAAATTGTATAAAAGATTTAGGTGACGATGTATCTGATTTTTTTAATGCATGTAGAGGTGGGTTTTTGAGTAGATATAATGAGGAAGAATCAAATAAAGACTCATGGAATTTAAATCAGACCTTTTTACCCTTTTAAAAGAAGTAGCAGAATTTGCATCTCCAGAAGACGAAGCCAGGGCTAAAAGAAAATGGTTAGGGGATTTATCTTCTGGTGGAGAAAAATGGACTCCAGAAGACGTTGAAACCTCTATCCAAGATAAAATCTCTGGAGGAGGATTAGAAGGAGTTCCAACTCCCTATAAAATTTATTCTCCACACGGCTCTAATCATCTGTTCTGGCAGTCTCAATCTGGTGGTACTCACTACATGCCTAAGGATCAAGCAGGCCGTCTTTCAGGGCAGTATCAGGAGCTTTTAAAACAAGGGGGAACTGATGCAGATTTTGCAACATATGACATGATGCACCCCGAGGGCACGTCTGAGGGGGACCTAGACCTAACCTCTGATTACCGTGCCTTAGGAATGTCTCAAGACCCCGAGCATGGGGATAAAAATTATCTACAATCAGAAGAAGAAGGTGGAATGCCAACTTTGGCAGCGGATAGAGTTAGGCCGGAAGATCAACCTAGAATTGATATAATTAGAAAAAATGCTGAAAATAAGTTTATAGATGAAATCATCTCTAAAGACGGAACTTTATGGGATTTACCAGGAGTTAGGCTTATTGATAATCCTCAAGCTGAGTTCACTAAAGTAAGGGGGTTTATAGAGCCTAGACCTCTTGAAAAATGGGATTCTGAAAATCCTAGAGAAGATTGGGCTAATAAGATTTCTTTAAAGAGAATGGTCAATGATTATACCAACTATATGTTCAGAATGGGAGAGCTCACTATTGATG